TTGGATTGATCCTCAATGTAGAGTTGGACATGAGAAAACTAGAATCATATAGATAGCATGACAGCAAGTGCAATACACATGGACTTATATGACATATACATCAAAGGATCGCTAGAGTTTGAGTCAATTACGGAAGAGGAGATGGAAGATAAAATACAAGAATTGGCAGAAGATTATTATCGAGAAGGGTTCCCTCATCCAGACGAAATAGAGGTTAGATACCTTGGACATGAAGAAGACTCTCAATGAGGGTCTTTTTTTTGCTCTAAATAATGATAAATATACCCAGACTATAAAGATCTAGTGCCCGCACAGACTTTTTCGCAAGGATTCAAAGATATTTCTTTATCCTTTAAAAGACATCCAGTTACACATGACATCCTAGCTTTGAAAAGTGAGGATGCCATCAAACGTTCTGTGCAAAATTTAGTTCGTATACAATTAGGTGAAGTATTTTTCAATAGATTGTTAGGTACAAAAATTACTGGTTCTTTATTTGAACTAGCAACATCAAATTATGTTGATCCTATAAAGTCGGAAATAAGCACAACAATAGAAAACTTTGAACCAAGAGTAAAATTGACTGATGTAAGATTTGAATCAACACCTGACCAAAATGCAGTTGATATTCAAATTGATTATGACATCATAGGAATGTCTGCTCCAAGTCAATCAATAAACTTTGTTCTCGAACCAACTAGGTTATAATGGCACTTCAACAATTCACAAACCTAAATTTTGAGGATATAAAAACCTCAATCAAAGCATATCTAAGAGAAAACTCTAAGTTCACTGATATGGATTTTGAGGGTTCCAACCTATCAGTAATAGTAAATCTACTTGCATATAATTCATATACCACTGCATATAATACCAATATGGTTGTCAATGAAACCTTTATTGACAGTGCAACACTAAGAGAGAATGTGGTATCTTTAGCAAGAAATATAGGATACGTTCCACGATCTAAAAGAGCAGCAAAAACAATTGTAGATTATAGTATAACTGGTATAAACACTACTTCAACTTCTATCATATTCCAACCAGGTATGATTGCAAACGGAAGTGCTTCGGGTGTAAATTACTTATTTGCGATACCTGATAAAGTTACAGGCACTGCAAAAGATGGAAAAGCTTATGGTACAGTTGAAGTTTATCAAGGACAATTTCTACGAACTACATTTATCAATAATACATCTCAAACTAATCAAAGATTCATAATTCCCAATAATGGTGTTGATACATCAACTATAAGAGTTGGTATAAAAGAGAACAATGCAAGCACTACTTCTACGGAGTACAAACTTGTTGATAATATAATCGGTGTTACATCAACATCTAACATATATCTCATACAAGAAACTACAGATGAAAAATATGAGGTTTTGTTTGGTGATGGTATTTTTGGTGCTAAGTTAGATAATGGTAATGTAATTGAGATATCATATATCAAAACGGAGGGCAAGAATGGTAATGGTGTTGCAAGATTATCATATTCGGGAACATTACAGAACCAAAATGGTGCTACAGAGAATGTGCAAGCAATACTTACACCTCAGTTCCCATCAGAAAATGGTGATGATATAGAAGACTTGCGTAGTGTTAGGTACTATGCACCAAAACTTTATTCTTCACAGCACAGAGCTGTGACTGCAAGTGACTATGAAGCTATAGTTCCATCTGTCTATGCAAATATAGAATCAGTTAGTGCTTTTGGTGGTGAGGAACTAACACCTCCGAAATATGGTAGAGTTTACATTGCTGCAAAACCTAAAAATGGTTCTTTCTTATCTGATTTTACCAAAAAACAAATACTTACATCTTTAAAAAATTACTCTGTTGCAGGTATTGTGCCTGAGATTATTGATTTGAAGTTTTTGTATGTAGAACTTGATTCATACGTTTATTATAATTCTAATTTTGTTTCTGACCCTCAAAATGTCAAAACAAATATAATCAGTGCTATGACCACATTTGCAAGTGGCACAGAATTGAATAAATTTGGTGGTAGATTTAAGTATAGTAAGATCTTGTCTTTGATTGATAGAACGAGTGAATCTATTACATCAAATATAACAACAATAAAGATAAGAAGAAATCTTGTTGCTCAGATCAATCAATTTGCACAGTATGAGATATGTTTTGACAATACATTCCATAGAGGGCAAAGCAATTATAATATCAAGTCAACTGGATTCAATATATCAGGTGTTTCTGGAACTGTTTACTTCTCTGATCAATATACATCTGGTGATACTGGATCTCTATTCTTATTCCAAATAGACTCAGATACATCTGTGAAAGTTTTATCAACTACATTTGGTTCTGTAGATTATAAGAAAGGTGAGGTTATTATTGATACAGTAAATATAACATCAACAGTGCAATCTGATAATATTGTCGAGATACAAGCAGTGCCACAGTCAAATGATGTATTAGCGAGAAAAGAATTGTACTTACAATTTGACGTATCAAATAGTAATTTCTATATGAGAGAGGATCCTATATCATCAGGTTCTAATACCTCTGGTACTAGATATGATCCACAATCAAGTTATAGTAATGGTGCAAAAGTCAGAGGTGCAATGATAACAAGCACATCAACTGCAAGCACATTAGTTGGTTATGTAAACGGACAACCTTATTACGGTGCTTATCATACTATGGAAAATGGAAATCTCATGACAGGCACAAGTCATACTGTTGATAGTCTTCCTATAACTAGCACTCCAACAAGTGCAATAGATAGTTCATCGACACCCGTCTCATCATCTTCTTCATCATCAACCTCATCATACACAAGTAGTGGATACTAATGATCCAGACCTCGCTTACAAAAGTAAAAGTAAATGAGATAATTCAGAGTCAAATACCAGAGTATATTGACACTGAGAATCCTCGTTTTGGTGAATTTATAAAGCAATATTATATCTCACAAGAATTCCAAGGTGGAGCAATGGATATTGCTGACAATCTTGTTGAATACAAAGGTCTTGATTTTCTCAACAATGAGACTCTTACTGGATTCACATCTATAAGTCAATATGTAAATAGACAAAATTCCACAATTTATGTGGACTCTACAACAGGGTGGCCAAGACAATATGGATTACTAAAAGTCAATGATGAGATAATAACTTACACAGGTATTGGTAGCACATCTTTTACAGGTTGTACAAGAGGATTCTGTGGAATAGAGAATAATAAAAGAACGAATAATCCTGAATATCTTACATTTTCTACTTCAGGTATTGGTACACATGGTGTAAATGATAGGGTTACAAACCTCAGTAATATCTTCTTGAAAGAGTTTATGAAGAAACTCAAGAAGCAAATATCACCAGGTTTTGAAGAAAGAAACTTATTCGATAAACTTGATCAATCAAATTTTATAAGACAATCAAAAGATTTTTATAAATCTAAAGGAACTGAGGAAGCGTTCAAGATATTATTTGGTGCTTTGTATGGTGAGAAGGTTGAAATGATTCAACCATCCAAATATGTGATAAGACCATCTGATGCAGATTATATTGTCAATGAAGTTTTACTATGCGACTTAGTATCAGGTGATCCTTTCAAGATAAATGGGCAGAGTTTAGTTCAAGAGACTACACCTCTACAAACCAGTGGATCAATTTACAGCGTGGAGAAAGCAGTTGTAGGTGGTAAAACATATTATAAGATTGCTATATCAAAAGGAACAACCATTGGTAAATTTCAACAAGTTGGTAAAACTTTCATTACGAGAACATCACAACCTGGTGATAAAATACTATATGTAGACTCTACTATAGGATTTGGTGCCACAGGCACAGTTAGATTTGAAAATAGAGATCTTTCTTACAAAGGTAAAAATTATACACAATTTTATGGTCTAGCACCACTGACAGCACCATGTGGTATTGGTTCTACAGTTAAATCTGGTATCATAGCGACATCATACGAAGATGGTAATATTGACAAGGCAGTTAAATTCAATGTTTTAGGTGTATTGAATAATTTTGTTGGAGAAGCAATAAACCAACAAGAAGATGCAGATATTAATATAAAACATCTTGGTAAGAAAGAACAAGAATTGAAATATAAAACTTGGATTCACAATACTGCTTCAACATATACAGTTGACTCATTCTTCTTCCAAAGTACAAATAATTACACCTTCAAATTAGTACAACAAGATTTTGATCTTTATATTGATGATGTAATCTTAGTTATCAATGTAGATGATGAAACAGATACACACCCAGGTAGTGTTACATTTGTATCTGATTTAGATTCAAGTGAAAGAGTTATCAACGTAAACACTGATGTATTAGACAACGATAAAAAATATAAAATAAGAAGAGAAATAAAAATAAGATCAAAATTCACTGCTGATGTACAGAATACGTATACAGATGGTGAATCTGTTTATGTTGCATCTAATAGTTTACCACATTGGTATATTAATCCACAAGAAAGAATAAGACCATTTAGAAATTCTGGTATTACTACTACTCAAGTAGAAATAGATATACCAGATCATAATTTACATGATGGTGATTTAGTAGTATACTCATCAATTAAACCACTTACGACACTCACTTTTCTAAATGAAGGTGAAGCGTATTATATAAAAAAAGTCAATGATAGCACAGTCAAATTAGCATATACTGGAGAGAACGTAAGAAGAGGACAATTCATCACAGCATTTTATGGTGATGATATAGGAGGAAATAAAACTCATATTCTGACACCATTTTCAGTATATGGTTATAAAATGGAGGGACAAAAATTACTCCGTAAGTTTAGTAAACCTGAATTTGGTAATACAAAAGATAAAACTATTCAAGGTGGTATAGGATTATTTGCAAATGGTGTAGAAGCATATTCTTACAAAGCATCTGATAAAGTTTATTATGGACCTTTAGAAAATGTAGAGGTATTGAATATTGGTTCTGATTATGATGTTATAAGTCCTCCTAGATTATCTGTAACACAAGACGGACATACAGGTGCTGGTGCATCTGTGATTGCACAGGTAGAAGGTACTTTACAGGAAATATTAGTAGACACCGAAGGTTTTGATTATGAGGAGATACCCACTGTAAAAATACTTGGTGGAAATAATGATAGTGCTATTGCAAATGCAAAAATGAAGTTTGTACATCAGACTGTAGAGTTTGATGCTACCTCAACTGGTGGAGTAGTAAACACTGCAACTGATAGACTTGTATTCCCTGCTCCACATGGATTCAAAGATGCAGAGGAGGTAATATACGATGCTAATGGTAGTAGTACTATAGGTATTGGTGTAACACCTGGTACACTGATTGATACTGCACCCTATTTTGTCGTAAAGTTAGATGATTTCCAAATACACCTATCAGAATCAAGAACTAAAGCACTTGCTGGTATTGGTACAATACCTTTTACAACTAATGGTGGTGGATTACAAAGACTCAAAACCACAGCAAGAAGACAAAAGGTAGATAAGATAATTGTAGAAAACAAAGGATATTTTAAGAATAGAGAATTACAAACTATAGCAGGTATCAATACTTTTACCGACACTATCAATATTTCATCTCATGGATTCCAAGATTCAGAGATAGTAAAGTACACTGCTACAGTATCTGCTGTTGGTGGTCTTACTAATAATAATCAATACTATATTGATAAGGTTGATGATGATAATTTTAGATTATCAAAT